CTAGAGTATCAGATATACTTGAGAACATCTGCCCCAAAGTTTCACCTGCCATTTGATCTTGAGTTTTAGCCGCTTCCATCATTAGCATATTCTGAGTATCAATCAAAGTCCTAAATCCTTCAAACTGGGCTTTTAATTTAACTTGTTCTTCACTCATAAGTACAGCTAGATTATTAAAACCTAAAACGGACTTCCACATATCTACAGAAGGTGTACTTTTTTTCATTTCTTCTATAATAGGATTCTCGGATGCTCCTGCTCCTTTTTTACCATCTTTACCAAATCTCTTTAACCATGCCTTTAGTAATTTGGTATACTCCTTCATATCAGGGCGTTTACCAATAGAAGGAAATACAAAGTTAGCAATTGTACCTAAAAATTCTACTAATCTAGAATCCCCCGCTAATCCTACTAATTCTTTCAAAGGATTAACGATACTCCCTAGTATATCTGATTTTCCAGAACCTTTACTTTTTCTTTTATCTATTTTATCTAATTTTTTATTTAATTCCTCAACTGTTGGCAATCCTGTTCTTATATTAGAAAACATATCTTTAATACTACCGGCCATAGATGTTGTAATTCCCTCTTCTAATCCAAATACTAATCCTAAAAGTGTATCCCCACTGGCTTTTTGTTTATTTATCTCTACTCTAGTATTTGAAATTGCATCTCGAACCCCAGATGCCAACTTATCTAACTGGAATATTCTTGTCCATGAATTCTTATTAAAATTTTGCGATAATACTGTTAGCACTTTTTCTATACTGTTTAATATTATATCACTTATTGAGTTCTTGGATAGATAATCAAATATGCTTTCAAAACTTTTAATAACTCCTAACAACATAAGATCAATACCTACTCCGGTTCTTTCCACAGCTTTAATAACATCTTCCCAATATGAATGTAGAAGAAAAATTGCGGCACCTATTGCCAAAATTTCGGGCAGGCCTAAAAGAGTTAAGGCGGCCATTGCCGTTACAGTCCCCCATATAGATGATATATACAGTCCCATCTGCGCTATTGCAGCAGATATAGCAGCTCCATATATAGTACCGAATACTGCAATTATGACACCTCCTAAGGCAAATGTCGCCGCCTTCATATTATCAGATGCCTTATTCCATTTATCTTCTAACTCTTTCACAGCTCTACCCACAACTAAAAAAGTAGCGGCAAGTTGAATAACAGGAGCCACTGCAGATATTACGGCAGTGGCAACAAATAGTAATGAAGGAATTACAAAAGCAGCAATAACAGAATACATTTCATAAGTATGTTTCTTCATAATATTCTTAAGGTCCCTATATTTCTTCTTAATATATTCAAAAGCTCTCACTATTCTATCTGCATTTCTTTTTATTCCCCCACAATTTATAAATTCTAGCATATTTTTTGATAATGCTTTCATCCATAAGGCAAGGCGTATATTGAGTTGTAAATATTTATCAATCTGTGCAATCATATAATTAAATACATTTTCCGCAACTTGTTTCCATTGACTAAATATAGGAGGAATAGTTTTAAATAATGTATTTACTTTTACCCCAGATTTAAGAATTCCCTCAATAACATTATCCAGTGAAAGGAGACCGGCTTCCCCCATCTGTTTAAGTTCATCTGTTGATCTGCCCATAGATTCAGCTATTACTGTTGCAAGATAAGGAGTTTGCTCGATAATAGAATTCAATTCCTGAGAACCCCTTTTAAAATTACCCGCTAAAGCCTGAGAAAACTGTATTAGTGCACCTTGCATCTCCGCTTGGTTTGCACCAGATATTATCATTGTTTTTGCTACGGTCTCTGTTACTTCAAGCAACTCCTTCTGTTTCCATTTAGAATGTTTAGCGGCTCGGGATAATCTACTATAAAGCTGTGTAGCTGCCTTTAGGTCTGTCCTTGTTCTATTTGCTATTCCCAACATTTTCTTATCTATATTGTAAAGCTCTTTAGTATCTCGTGCCGTTATTCTTACCCTTGCTCCTAACAATGCCATCTCATCTGTTATCCTTACTATTTCCCGAATACCTAAAGATGACATCAATACTGCAAAAGCTGTCCGTAAGGAGAAAAATGTACTTCGTATTAAGTTTATATTTCGGAAAGTGCTTTTTGCCATAGAAGATAAGGAGTGGGAGAACTTTAAATTTAATTGTCTTCCCTCTTTTACTCCTTGCTGCCTTGCAAATCTCAAGGAAGTAACAATCTCATTCTTAATTTGATCTGTACTAGATTTTGCGGATTTTGCTAAAATCCTCATGTGATTAGAAGATTGCTTTGCAAGTTTAGATGTTTGTTTATTTCCTTCAATTTGTGCAATTGTAAGTCCATATTTAACTGCATCTGAAAATTCACCTATGGAACCTTTGGCAACACGAGTGATAACCTCTCCTGCGTGATCTACGGCCATTCTGACAGACTTCATAGATTTACTTGTACTATTAGATATCTTGTCCATGTGAAGCTGTGAATCAGTGGAAAGGGTCTTTAATGAAGTTTTCCCAGCTTTTGCCATTTCATTCATTTCGAGTTTTACTATTCCACTGGCAGTTTTTACAGAAGATTCAATACTTTTATCTATTTTATTCTGGGCAGATCTTTGCTGTGTACTAAATTTGCGCATATCCTCAAGCATACCATTTAAATGTTTGCTATATTGATTTTCTAGATTTGCGTGTTTCTTATTTAGTTTTTCCCATTCATCTCCCATCTTATTATAATCAACAATGATATGACCGATTGTCTTATCGGTCATATCAGCTAATGTTCTTTGTCTCTCAATCATAATATTAAAAGTGGATTCCTGGGATGTTGACATATTAGATAATGCTGTTTTAATAGTATTATTGGCTTCTTTATATGTACTTGCGGACTCTTTTCTAATATCTTTTGCAAATGTAGATATTTCTCGCATTGCAGATTTATTAGAAGCCTTCGTCTCCTTGGCCATTGTTTTACCAGAAGCCGTAAGAGTTTTATCATAATTTTTTACAGTTGTTAAAACATCTTTTATGCCTTTCTTTAGATCAGCAACATCGGCAGTAAATTTATACTTTATGTCTTTTTCTTTTGACATCAGGGTTTTCTCCACCTTTACGATTTTTACTATTCTTGGAAACCGCTTTATTTTGAGCCTTTGCCATAGCGATAAGTATAGATTTCATTTCAGATGTTGACTGTGTAGGGCCAACTTCTCCTGTGAATATACTCTCCCAATCTATAATAAAATCTGTAAGTTTAGTTTTTTTAGACCCGCCCTTACTATACAATGCAGACATAATATCTGTTATTAACATTGCAATAGAGGCAAGATGACATTCAATTCTATTAACATCATCTATAGGTTCAATGGCGTTATACGCTTCCCATTCTCGAAATTGAAAGGCGGTAAGGTCATCCATAAGAAAATCTGGATGACCATACCCAAGGACCTTGCACAGGCGGAAAGCAAACCTGCGGTCACCTCTCAATATTAGTTTTTTGCTAAAACTTTCGGATCTTTAATTTCTGCTTCTTCCATTCCAGAAGATGCTTGGAATATCTTAATTAGAGAACCCATACTGAAATTTTCCATTACGATGTTTCTTTCTTTCTTGGTAAATAATAAACCTCCAGATTCATCAGAAATATGGTCAATACATATATCAACATAAAGCCCTTTTTCTATAAAATCGGAACCAACTTCTTCTTCAGTCTTTTTGGCTTCTTTATCTATCGTTCCAATAGATGCTCTAAAATCAGTAAAGTTTTTAGCAGACATTTCTCTTACATAGATAAAATCTTCTCCAAAATAAACCTTCTTTACATTCAATGCTTTACCTTTTAATAATTCTTCTTTTGTTAAAAATTTTGACATTTTGCTTTCCTTTCCTAATTAAAAAATATATGTGCAGGTACTATGAAGTACCCACACATCCCTTAATATCACAAAAAATTATACACCTGAATCTACATCAACCGTACCGGATATTTTAATTGTTACATCACAAGTAACTTTTTCATCTGGGGGAATTGACATAGGAAATCCAGTAACAAGACCTGAGAAAGATATCTCTGTAAGTTCGTCGTCCTGCAAGGATATTTTGTATTCAACAGGATCATCTATTTCAAAATCAGCTTTGAGAATATCAAAATGTTCTCGAAGAAATGACATTGTATAGGTTAACTCTCCGCCATCACGGAAACCTGTTATAAATGTTCTATATCCGCCTTGAGTATCAAGGGCAGTAGTATCTACTGTCTCTCTTGACATACCAGGACCGCTTATTGTAAGTATCTGAGATAAAGCAACATAGGTACTTGAGGTATCCCCAGGTTCTACTCTACTAAAAACAGTACCCACACCTGTAATATGAGACATATTAGTCCTCCTTTTTAAAGACTTCGTTTAAATCTAAACATTGTATCGAACGAGATTCTGCGATTCGGTTTGTCCCAACCGCTTTGGTAAGGAGGTATAGTACAACGCATATACATATAATTCATGCCATTGATAATTATATTCCCTTTACCTTGTAAAAAATCTCGTATATCGTTAATAAGGGATTCTCCAGCTTCATAAGATGTTGCCCTGACTCTTATTCTTAAAGAAGGATTATCCACCTTATCAGAATAAGATAACATCAAATCATCAGAAAACCCTGTCATTGATATCAAAGTAGTACATTGATCTGGTGTCATGGGCTCTTTTGCAATAAAAAGATTAACACCAAATTCAAGGTATAAAGATTCATTAGTTAAAAGATAATCTTTAATATCTTCTGCAATATCATTCATCTTAATACCTTTCTACATTAATATATCTTTGCATAATTTCTTCTATAAATGGGGCTGTTCTTTCTATTGCTTCATCAAGCCAACCGGCCCCAGAGCCTTCTCTTGTCCAATTTACTATCGGTCGCTTTTTCCCTTTTATATCCACAACTCCTGCATGGACATCCGCAAAGTAATCCACATTAGGATATCCAAATTCAGTATATAATGAGTCTCCTCCGCCACCACGCCAAGGAGTAGAATATGTAAAAGAATCTCTCAAATGTCCGGTATTAACAGGAACTAAAGTAGGTTCAGAATCAATCCATTCTCTCAAAAACACAGCCGAAGATATTAAAGCCTGTCGAGAATTATTTTCAAGATTATCAAGAGTATATTGCAAACCGTATATGGCATCATCCATATCATTTTTACTAATACTTCCACTAATCA